GGAAGGACTTGGTAGATTTCACCAAGTTACCGATATTTGAGGTAGACACCAATGAGAACTTTCCATTTGAACAGACTTTGGTTCCGATGTTAAAGAGAAAACTATTGGCATATATCCTTCAAAGTGTCCCAAAAGAAGATTGGGAATCGTTTGACAGTTTAAAAATTATTTCCTAATTTTGTCTCATGGGATTCACAAAACGATTTGTAGACCAAAAGAAGGTAAAAGTTTATTTGGAAAATTACGATTTGAAGACTCTGTTCTCTCCGAGGGTGGATGCTTTTATTTTTATGGATACCATATCATCTGATGTTTTTAATTTATTTCAACAGGGTCATGATGAATCCCAAATCTTTTCCACACTTAAAAAACAAAACCAAAATTTATTTCTATGAAATGTATTAAAACAAAAAAACAATTCGGAAGGTATGCTCTCGGTCATATGCTTCGTGTATCTGACAAAGATGCTGACCAAAGAGTGTCCACAGGTTATTGGACCTTCATTCCAAAATCAGAGTTCAAGGGGTCTACCGGTGAAAAGGAAGTAATTCACGAAGAAGACACCAAGAAAAAGAAATCAAAAGAAGTAGAAAAGAAATCTTATGGAAGGAAAAAAACTAAGTAGTTTACTCTCTAAACTACGTCAACCCCTACACATCTCCTACATTTCAAAATACATTTTGAAGGAAGATTTAGAGACAACACAAAAAGAATTGGATGACCTTGTTGAAGAAGGTTTGATAATAGAATCTCCATTGTCGTCAAAATATTATGCCATTAAAACTATATCGACTCAAGAATAAATTCATCAACGAGATTCATTTGACTTGGGGGAAGAGGTATATCTTTTCTTTGGTTAGGTCAGAAGAAAATGGGTGGATGGAAATCTTTTCATGCAAAATATGTTGGACTAAAAACCCTTTGTTTTCTGTTAGGAACGGATACAAAAAATCAATTAAACTCAAAAATTATTATATCACTTTAAGATAGTATGTCATTAAATGAAATGGTAAACCACCCCGTTCATTATGGGGGTGAGGATAATATGTATGAGGCCATCAAAGTAATTGAGGCTTGGGAACTTGACTTCCATCTTGGGAATACGGTGAAGTATATCTCAAGGGCTGGTAAAAAAGGTAGTGATAAAGAATTACAAGACTTAAAAAAAGCTCTTTGGTATCTTCAAAGGAAGATTGATAATTTAGAAAATGTTGGTTGAGGTACGATATAATTCAAACCACAAAAACGGAGACAGACTATGGAAAGTGTTTATTGATAAACAACTTTTAAAAGTTGATTCAATAGAATTTCTGTGTCAGATAAACTCTTCTATTGGGCATACCGACGATGGTAGAGAAACAGGACATGTTACTTGTGACGCCAGAAAAATAACCCTTGAAGATTATTGTTTGGTTATTGAGTGATGAAATACAAATTAGCTGCAAGGGGTTCAACTTTACCTGGTTGGATAATACAATCCGAGGATAAAAAACTTTTAATCAACTTTCTTGAATTTGAAATTTCGGTTAAATCAAAAACTTTTTTAGATGGTGGTCAAGCATGGTTGGAATTTGAAACAGAAAATCCTATTATTGTAAGAGACCACAAAGTAACAATATATTAAAATGACAGAAAATTATTTAGGAAAAATAGTAAACGGAGATTGTATTGAAGTGATGAAGACCATGGAAGAAGGGTCTGTAGATTTGATTGTGACATCACCACCATATGGTGTTGGGATTGAATATGATGTTTACGATGATGATATGGTTTGGGAGGAATATGTTAAATTTACATATTCCTGGATGGAACAAGCATACCGTGTGTTGAAAGATGACGGCAGGATTGCTTTGAATATCCCGTATGAGATTAACCGACAAGCCAAGGGTGGAAGAATCTTCATGTTAAGTGAGGTATGGCAAATTATGAAACAGATTGGTTATAAGTTCTTCGGAGTTGTGGACCTTGAAGAAGAATCACCACACAGAAGTCGTACCACAGCTTGGGGGTCATGGATGAGTCCCTCGGCACCTTACATCTATAATCCAAAGGAGTGTGTTATCTTGGCGTACAAGAAGAAACATATTAAGATTGTTAAAGGACAACCTGAATGGGTTGGTGAGATGGGTGAGGTTGAAGGTAAAGACGGTAACATGAGACCTAAGATGATGTACACCGAACAACAGAAACGTGAGTTTATTGATTTGGTATTTGGACAGTGGAATTATTTTGCCGATACTCGTTCATTGACAAAGGCGACCTTCTCAATGGATATCCCAACCAAGGCAATTAAGATTCTCACATATAAAAATGATATTGTCCTTGACCCGTTTGCTGGTTCAGGTACAACTATGGTTGCGGCAGAGACTTTGGACCGTCGTTGGATTGGTATTGAAATCAGTTCTAACTACTCCAAAGTGGCAAAGGAAAGAGTTGGATTCTTTGTTCAACAAAAAAGACAACAGGTTTTAGAATTTCCTGAAAAACCAATTGAGGTGGTTTAATCCAACGGTTCTACTCTTTTGAGTAACGAAAATTACAAATTGGTTTGCCGTTCACTAATGGTAAACCATGTTGGTCAAGGGTGATAGTTTTTACTATCACCTTTTTATTTTTGAATCTACCTATCAAAATTGTGTCACCAACCTTTATATTAAGTTGTATCATAGTATTTATAAGTAGATATTTTTATTTAAAAAATCATGAGTCAAATTTTGATAACTGAAAATCAACTTGAAGGGTTGAAACAAAACCTTAATGAAGCTTATTGGTTGAATACTGTTTTGGATGTTGTTGGTATTGTTGACCCAACAGGTATTGCTGACTTTGCAAACGCTGTTTCTTATTATAAACAAGGTGACACCCTATTTGCGTTTTTGTCTTTAATATCCGCAGTACCATATATTGGTGATGTGGTTGGTAAAACTGCTATAGGGACCATGAAAGCCGGAAGTCAAGGGACTAAGTACCTTAGAAATGCTGAAAAAGCCATTAATGCTGGTAATACTGAATTGGCTCTTAAGAATCTTAAGATGTTAGAAAAAGTTGAAGGACCTGCAAACACATTATTTAAAACCGCTCAAAATTGGACTTCAAGAGTTGACACAGTAATTGATAGAATTCCAAATATGGGAGGATTATTATCAGGATTTAAAAAGGCTCTTCAGAGTTGGGTAAACTTATTCAGTAGTGCGTCAAGAAGGTCCATGGGTGTTAGACGTTTAATGGTAAATAAAACACCACAAGAACAAATGAAATTGGTTCAAGGTTTGGAAACAGCTTTAAAAAGAGAAAAGTTTATGGACCCAGCAATATTAGGTAAACCAAATATTCTCCAAAGATTCCTTTATGGGGGTGGTCTTGGTTTAGGTAGATTTTCTGACCTGTTTGGGAAAAGTTCTTTAAGAACAAGAGTACTAATGGGTCAAACAAAATTCTATCTTGGGTTTTTAGATAAATTGGGTGTTGGAAATTTTGTTGGACCTGAAGAACTTTCAGGTATGATGGGTGAGGAACAGATGTTAGCGGCAATGAAACAGTATGAATCAACTCCTGAGGGTCAAGAAGCCTTAAAAACTGAGTTGGGTGGAACTACAACAACTCAAGTATTACCACAGAGTTTAGTTGCTGTGGGTGAAAAAATATCCATGTCGCCGATTACGTCAGCATTAACAAGATTAATGAGTCCAGTATAATGAAAGAAGAATATATTTTAAAATTAGTCCAAGTTCAAAATCAATTTAGATTTTTACATTGGCAAACTACGTTTGATGCTAAACATAAAGCATACGGAGACATCTACGAAGGTTTAGGTGTTTTGATTGATGACTTTGTTGAAGCCATGATGGGAAAATATGGGAGACCTGAGTTTCCTGCAGAATTTTCAATAATGTTTCAAGATATAAATAAATTATCAATGCAAAATTTCATTGATGGAATATGTGAGTTTTTATTTTCAATGACTGAAGGTTTGAACCCAAAACTTGATACTGATTTATTAAATCTTAGAGATGAGATGTTAAGATTAGTTAACAAATTAAAATATTTATTAACACTAAAATATTAATATGAAAAAGTTTGTAATAACAGAGGAAGAAAAGAGTAGAATTCTTGGGATGCACATTGATGCAACTTCAAGACAATATTTGAAAGAAGATTTGAATAGTGGTATGACAACTATTGAGAGATACAATTACAATTGTGCGATTCAATGTTTTTTAAATAAAAAAGGTGTTAAAGATGATGCCGGTCAACCGTTAAAAATTGACGGTTCAATCGGTAACTACCCAAAATCAAAAAGTGCTCAGGCGATTGTCAAATACCAGTCAATGATTAATGTTTATCCTGTTGATGGTGTGTGGGGTGAAGATACTATGGATGCAATGCCTGATAAAGATAAAGTAATATTTAAAGAGTGTATTTCTGAGTACGGTGATTTATTTGATAAAATTACACATTACTTTGGTTGGGATTGATGAAAAAAATTATTAAAGAATCGGGTTTACGTGATATTAATGCTTTGGCAAAAAGGTACCCAAAGGCTAAAATATATTTTCACCAAGATTTAGATGGTGTTACCACGGCAATTGCAATGAAGAAATACCTTGAAGACAATGGTATTGATGTTGTAGATTCTGAGGTTATCCAATATGGTGAGAAAGAGTTTGCGGTAAAGAAACCTGATGCTAGTGGTGATGTAATGCCTGTGTTAGTAGACTTTGCTCACGGTAAACCGATGTTTGTTATTCACACAGACCACCACGATACTCAAGTAGGTGCTGAAAAAGATGCGTCAAAATCATTTAGACAAGCCCGTTCAAATGTTGAGACTATTTCTCAAATAATCTCACCAAAAGAATTATTCCCAAGTTCAGACATTCTGTTGATTTCTACAGTTGACTCTGCTGATTTTGCAAAACATGACTTAACAACCAAAGAAGTTGTTAACTTTTTATTTAGATTAGACAAAGAAAAAGGTTTGGCGAGAAACAAAATGTTGTTAGGGTTAGTGACTAACAAATTACTCTTGGCGTTTAAAAACAAAAAAGGTTTCTTAGAGAGTTTGGTGATGGACTCTGAGCCATCACTTTATTCAATTCTTAATAACATAAAGACTTGGATGAGTGAGAACACTCGTGAGACACCAGAAAAACTCCAAAGAAACGCCAAAGACTATATGGACTCAATGGCAAATCACCGAAATGTGAAAGCTGATGATGGAATCATCCTTCAGTATGGTATGGGTACTTTAAAAGGTACTGGTTCTTACGATAGATATACGCCGTTTAGAAATAATCCCGATGCGGACTTTTTGATTATCATGTGGCCTTTAGGTTTGGTACAAGCATCTTGTAACCCATTCAAAAAAGATAGAGAGCTCAAAGGTGTAAATCTTGGAGAAGTTAAAGATGAGGTTTTAAATAAGTGGAAGGCACAACTTCAAGATAGAACAATTCCATTATCAACAATCAAATACATTGCAGAATCAGGAATGGGTGCAGAATCGGTTGGATTCACATTCAAAGATTTTGATGCCATTTATGGTGGTAAGATTATGATGATGGATAGCGGAGAACAAATATTAGATAGTTTAAAAACAATTATTGACAAACCATTCTCAAAGTTAACTGAACCTGAAATGGAGTTGTTGGATAAGATTGGTGTAAATGCTTGGGATTTGATTCAAGCCAATTCAGGTGGACACAAATGTATTACCAACATTTCAGGACTTAATTATTTGGGTAGAGCCAAAAGACCATCCTCAGGACCATATAAATATGACCCTGAAAGAGATGATGCTCCATACATCAAATTTGTTAAAATGATTGGACAAGAGTTCTTTAAAGTCTTAAAGGAAAAAATTCAAGAAAGTAAAAAGGAAAATTAATCAACGAGAAACTTAACAGAATCTCCTTTTTTAATATTAAAACTTTTACAAGTACCACCTTCAATTTCCAATATAATATAACCTCTACCACAGTAACTCTCACAATCTTCATCAACACATGGTGGGCAATTGTGGTGAACCTTTGATATGATTTGGTTGTCAATGTAGATAATATCTAAAGGTATTATACAATTTTTCATCCAAAAACAATTGGTGTGGTCGGTCATCAGAAACAACATACCGTTAAAATATTCGTTAAAAGTTTTGTTCATCATACCCTCAGCACGTTTACGGTAATCGTCCATAACCTTTACATTAAAGGTGTTATCGTTTATTTTAACTTTCATGATTATTTATAAATATGGAAAATTATAAAAGGTTGAGCGGTGTGGTCGTTAAAGTTAACGGTGAATGCTTATTGTGCAAAAGAAACGGTAAGTCATCTTACCCTAATATGTGGTCTATTCCTTCAGGACACGTTGAAAAAGATGAATCAACTAAAGAAGCTGCATACAGAGAGTTTTATGAAGAGACCGATATCAACATAGATAATTATGATTTAGATTTTGTGGGTATACTACCAAAAAAGAAAAAGACTGATGATAGTATAAAAGGTATGATGTATGTTTATTTATTGAACACCCATGAGTATATGTATCCTAACCTTGAAACCGCTCAAGATGGACATGAACACACTGAATGTGGGTATTTTGGGCGGGACAAAGTCAATAATATGGATACAGGAGTGTATTTAAAAACAATTTTACAAAATATTTTTGAAAAAGATTGAACTTTCCAATAGTATGTCTATATTTATAATCTCCACCGAAAGGTAGAAACACCCCACAAAAAAGTTTCACTTAGCCCCTTTGACAATTTGAAAAAATTGTTTTATCTTTGTGAGACACTCGGAAGAAGAGGAGTTAAATCCTCAATTCACAGTCCTACAACGAGTGTTCGAGAGAATACAATAAGTTGTGGGACTTTTTTTCGGGGAACGTTCTTAAAAATAAATCGCGGGATAGTAGCAGCGGTAGCTCGCAAGGCTCATAACCTTGAGGTCGGGGGTTCGATTCCCTCTCCCGCTACAAAAAAAATCACGAAGGTGCTTGACAGAATGAAAAACTGTTGTATCTTTGTATAACAAATCAGGAAACTGAAACGTTCTTTAAATTATTGATTATTCCATCAGTATGTTGATGATGAGACCCTTGGGTTGATTCTGAGAAAATACTGAGAAAAGATAATCGGCCGCCTATGGTCGATAAATAAACCACGAAAGTGGGATAAAGTGGTCTCTCAAGTTTAAAAGAGATTGCGGTTTTTAAAACTTCGGTTTTATTAACTTGAGTAGGCAAGCGGGATATCATAAGTCCTAAGTAATCGAGGGTGACACTGTAGATGAAATGGAAATATGACTCAGCGATGTGGGTCGTTGGGTTGAGTTCGGAAGAACAATAAGAATAACTCGTAGAATTGTTGTGGGAAATAAGGTAATCCAACCTTATAACTGCGGGATTCAATATCAAAGGATACTTAAAACCGAAAGGTATGATGACAAACGGGTGGTGCCGAAATCATCCTTGACCAT